CATGGAGCGGTGGGGTCTCATGGGTGTCTTCAATGCCGTGCATCTCGTCTAGGCCGGGAGTCCTGCCCTCTGTGGCCCCCCGTGTGAGGCCAGCGGCAGCCGCGGTAAGCTCTACCGGGAAACGTGCGAGGCCGGCCATCAGGGAAGCCAGGTTCTCAGCCACCGCAACGGGGGCCGTGGGCTCAACTCCTACTTCCGGCGTAGCACCGGCAAGGCCAAAGGGGTCGGGGTCGCCCTCGGCCCTATAGGTGGGGGTAGGTTTCGGGCCCAAAAAGTCCTTTTCGGATTCCTCGATTCCATGCATGGCCTCAAGGCCACCGGGGGCTTGCTTTTGGGGCTCAACGGCCCACCTTGAAAGGCCGTGGGCCTGCTTCTGCCACTCGCCCAGGGTCATTTCCATCATCTCGCGGCCCAGGGGGGTCTTGGGCTCGTAGAAGGGCACATCATCGCCCTTATAGGCATCCTCTATGCCGTGCATCTCATCGAGGCCCGGAACTCTACCAGCGCTGGCAACAGCATTGATGAGCTCCCCTATCGTCCTGTGCCAGGCCGCACCCTTTTCTGGCACTTCCTTGAGCTTAAACCCATCGGGCAGGAGATGGTTGTCCGCGGGCTCCCGCAACGCAAACCCCTGGGGGAGTTCGTCGGGGTCCTGCCTGAGCCTAAAGCCCTGTGGAAGTTCGTGGCCCATTTACTCGGTCCATTGCTCCCTGGGAATCCATCCCTTCTCTTTGTGGTACTTGAGCACTTCTCCGTTCGGCCCCTCAGCCTCTTGGCCGTGCTCATAACCGGAGGGTCGAGCTGCCGCGGTATCCCTCGCGGTGTCACCCCCCACGAAAGCCTCGAGGTCGGGGTAGAGGGAACTCAGATACTTGATCTCTCTGTCAACTTGTTCCAAGAACTCCTTCTTCGCTCTCTCATCCAGCTTTTGCCCGAACTGGCTCGCGAGATCGGAGTTGGCAGCGATGAGAATCTGCGTGACCAGGTTGCTCTGGCCCAAAGAGGTCTTGGCCTTCCTCAGGTCCGATATGCGCTTGAGCACTTTGAACCGAGAAGGTTTCTCTTCGGCGCGGTCCAAGACCTTTATCTGGCCCTTCGGTCCCCTCTGGACTGTGTGGCCGGTCGCGGGGTCCTTGAAGAGCTTGCTCCAAAGCCCCATGGCTTCCAGCAGGCCAACGCCGGTCTCTTCCGAAATCCGCTTCCCTGCCTCTATCTTCCTGGTGGTCTTCAACCTGGGAGAGGTAATGCCCATGATGTCCCCGATAGTTATGCCGGTATCGGTGGGCAAAAGAGCATCCTTCACGGTGCGGGCCTGGGTGAGCTTCCTGTCGGTCACGTCCCCGGCCTCTATGTCCGCCATCTCCTTCTCCGCGGGGTAAGGCGTGGGCACACCCATGGCCTTGGACCACCAGCCTTTCTCCTGGGGGGTCTCAGTACCGGCCACCCTGCCCCTTTTGGCTTCAAGGCCCTTGATAAGGCCCATCGCCTCAAGTAGGCTCTTCCTTTCGGCCAGTTCCTCGGGGGTCGGGGGCAGGGATGTCCTCTGCATATTCACGGCCAGGTCTGAGCCAAAGAGGTCCTTCCTGGTCTCACGGTCAGGCTGATATGTCTCTCTCGGGGGCGAGACATCAAACATCCTCCGGTATGCGTCCCGGTATCTCTCCATGTAGGGGTCGCCACCGCTTAGGACGGCGGAACGAAGGTCCTCGTTTGTGGAGAGCTCGGCCAGAAATCTCGCAGCCGCTTCCCTCTTGTTGCGAGGAAGAACCTCAAAAGCGTCCAGAAGCCCTAAAATGCCTGTTCCCATAGCTTTCTCCTTACTGCTTCACAGAACCTATGAACCTGCCCACACCACCCGAAAGGCTTCCGAGTCCGGGGAATATCCCGCCACTCGTTTCGCCCGAGCTTGTCGTAATCTGCTGCGCTCCGGTAGGCTTGCCTATAAGAGCCAGGGCCATTTGAAGGACCGGGTTATACTCTGGCAAGGTCCTGAGCCAGTCCTCGTATGCTGTATCGCGCCCCATCTGTTCAATTAACCTTGGCAAAGCCGTTATGTCCATCGCTGCCGTGGTCTCCCTGATGGGCGCAGATGAAACGTCCATGGCCAGAGGTATAGCCTGGAACCTTCTACCCTCCCGCTCCCTTGCTATGTCCCTTCGCTGTAGCTCATCGGAGTATCTGATCTCCGAGACTTTATCCAGGAGCCTATTGAGGGTATCCTCGGAGAGCTCCCTCTGCTGTCTCCCGTGGGCCCCGCTCCAATACATCCCGCTCATGTTCACCTGGTCTGCGAGCTCCTTAGCCAGATCTCCGGCATCTTTAAGGTGCTCGCGCTTGATTCTGGCTATGAGGGCATCCGTTGTCGCCGGGTCAACAATGGGGGCGTAGTCGCTCGTAATGGCCTCTTTAAGGGCCCCTCTCGCCATGCCGAGCTCCGGGGTCTCTCCCTGGCTGAGATATTTGGAGATTTTGTCGAGGTTCAGACCCTCCAGGCCGGAAAGAGGAGCTACCCGTTCGCCCCGGTATGCGGGCAATCCCTTTCCTATTTGCTCTCTTAAAAAGGGAGCGAGCCTGTTGACAACAGCATGAGTCTGGGCACCCCAACCTCCTACGGATTGGCTTGTGCTAGTCCTTTCTCCGCCTCCGAATAACTTGCTGAAGAACCCCATAGCTCTACCTCCAATATCTCTATGTTATGTGATCTTCCAAATCCTCACTTCGGCAAAGACCTCCACTACACCAAAAGAGCTTGCACATCCGAACCCATCGGTATTTCTGGGAGTGGTGCATCTATGTTGGAGCTCAAAGGTTTTCTCTGCGGCAATGGTAAACCGCCCAGTTACAATAGAGTCGTTTCCGTGAGAAGCAGAGTTGGTATCGGAAGTTGACGAACCTATTATCTCGTCTGAGCCATCGGTTACATTTCGCAACTTAGCTTTGTGCGTGTCCACTATATAGGCCGGCGCTCTCGCTTCTATGTGGTAGGTCCCTGCGGGGAGAGTTATCTGATTAGAGCTGAGAGAGGCACCGCTGATTTCATTGGTGAGCACCGTATTTAGGTCCCTGGTTTGCCAAGCCCCGGAAGTAAATGTCCCACCGGCTGTTCCAGAGGCTTTTTCGTCTCTGACATGGAGTAGTTTATCGCTGCCGCTCGTAGCAGGTGTGTCTCCCAATACTGAGGCCCCGCTCCTTTTGAGATACTCTCCGTCCGCAATGGCTCCTACTGTCAAGTCCGCTGGGCCCGTGGTGGTTCTTAGCCGCTTTACCACGGCCTCTAGAAAATGTGAGCTCGTGAAAGCATCTGAGCCCCCGGATATGTGAGTGGAAGCGTGTTCCCCGGCGAGGGCTTTCATTGCCCCCGTGGAATCCAGCACCTTCCAGCCCAGGCCGTAGTCGTATATCAAGGTGTCTCCAGGATCGAGAGTGACCTTTACAAGGGTCCTGAGGGTGCCGTCGTTGTTGAGTTGAATGGTGACGACCGCGGCAGCCGTGTCCGCATTATAGACGGTGATGTTCTTCACCTGCCTCTGTGTAGCGGAAGCCGGGGCAGCCACGATGGTCACAGCCGTAGTATTGTTGGTCTGCGTGTCGCTTGCCCCAGGAGTAAAAGCCGATGCGGTGTGGTCCGCATAGGACACGAAGACCGGGAGCTGGTTCGCGGCGACAGCGCCATCCAGGTCTATCTCGATAGATTTAGTGGTTGCGTCTAGTATCATATTCCCAAGCTAACCCTCGACATGGTTTCGGCATGGCCCAGGCCCCCCTCGGGCGTGGACCAGTTCCCTTGTCCATCCAGAAACTTGGTGCCGTCATTCGGAAGTTTTGGACAAAGCCCATGGGCTGAGGTCGTTGCGTCCAAATCTGTGTTGTCGTCCGGCTGCCCCAGGTCGTCCAGCTTCAGTTCATCCTCGCCGCCGCTCTGGTGTCTGCTCGCATGGTCATAAAGAACATCATCGTATTGGTTTATCGCGGCCGCAACCTGCCTATCCCTGTCGGCCAGCTTCAGTATCAGGCTTCTCAGAAAAGCGGGTATCTCTTTGAGGACCCCAGGAACATTGGGCCACAATTGAGATTCGGGTATTCTGCTCATGCGACCCTCCTCATTCCTATGGTCTCGTAGTGAATCTCTACTACTCTTGCCGCCCAGGAATGGGTTGCATTCCTGAGCCTAAACATGAAGGAATAGCCCATGACCGCAACGTGAACCTCTTCATATCCATAGGACTTATTGGCGCTTAGGTCCGAAATGTCTATTTCAATATAGGTGTCTCCGTCCTCATTCAATGCGACAGGTGTGTCGTCATCATGGTCAACATATATTTCGAGGATGGTTTCAGGGTTTGAATCCGAAACATTTTCGTTGAGAACTTCTATGATGAGCTTAGTTATGAGCTTCAAGGTCTCATCATCACCGTCTATGTTTTCCCAGGGATACTTGATGTGAGAACTTATAGACTGCCCATCGTCATTGATTCCTATAGGGAACTTCTTAACATATTGATCTTTTGTTCCAAGAAGGGTTATCGGAGTATTGGACAAAAGGCTTATATCATCCCATGTGCCTGACCATTCCTCCCATGTTGAATAAGGCAGAGTGTCCCATGTGTATGATGCTGTTTCGAGCCATGCACCAGCGGCGCAAACGCCTACGGGAAGGTCTTTATAGAACCAGGAATTGTGCTTATAATCCCAGGCCAGCATGAGCAAGTTATCTTCGTTGCCACTATAAGGAACGAACCAGATCATTTTCTCGATGGATGCGATGTGGCAACTCACCACCCGTGTTCTGGCATTGGGATTCAAGTTGTCCAGGATGGGGCTGATGTTTGTTGAGATAGGTTCGAGCTCCATCCCGTTGAACGCGTAGAACACCATATCGGTGCCGAGGAAGAAGTGATACTTTTTCAGGTTGATAATGGCGTGAGGATTGACTGGACCGGTGCCCTCGAAAACGTTCTCATCAGCCATAAAAGGAATAGTGCCGCCGGTATAGTCTATGAAGGATATGGACCTCTCTTTGTAAACCACCTGCCTGGGCCCCAGGTTTGCCAGGGCCACCAGGAAGTCCGGGGTGCTTCTGAAGCTCAAATAATTGTCTGCGGGCCAGGACTCCCCGTTGCCTATGGCGCACCATTGGGCATCTCGAGGATAATCATCAGCACCGGAGCCCCGGTCATGATAGATGTTCCCCGCAAAAAGGTAGTTTCGATATACATTCCAGGTCTTCGCCTTTGGCGGAGATCCCCCTAGTGTTGCGATTGTAGGAGAGGAGCCGTCCCACTTTCGGGTAGCATCGGTGATATTTCCGAAAACAAAGATTTGGCTGCCTGCCGAATCAAAGAAGGTGGCCCCGGTGATAATGATGTCCAGGTCTCCGGTGAAGTCCGTGCCATCCTGTATGCTCTCCAGAGCCATTGTCGTAGTGTCGAGCTTGTAGGTCTTCTGAGTGGTTACAACCAGGAGGTAGGAGTTTCCACCCTCTGTCTTATACTCGCCTATCATCATGGGATAGCCCGCGACCTGGGTGCTGGAATACTTTGTTTGGCCTTCAATTCGCCGCACCAGGCCGTCAACCACCCACATGGCGTTGAGGCCAGGAGAAAACCCCGGAGAAAGGGCATGGGCAGGGGTGTCCATCTTTAGCCCGTTAAGAAGTGGGGTAATCTTTAGGATAGGCATCCTCGACCTCCTAGCTAATCCTGTGAATGGCACACCATGAACATGAGCTCGATACTTCCCGTGCATAAGCAGTTGGGTTAGTGACGAATATCTCTATGTAGTCGCTGGCAGCCAGTTCAAGGATGTCTGTTATGGATATGCCCTGCTCTGGAAGGTCGGCTACAACAACCTGGGCGCGGCTCGAAAAGCTCACGCCATTTTTGTAGATTGCTATGGTGAACTTAATGCTGATCCCGATCTCCGCCCACCCAACCGTGGACGAAATCATGTAACGTCCCGCGGCTAGCGCGGTGAAGCGGTAGGTTGTCACGTTCCATTCGCTGAGCTCGTCATAGTCCTCAGTATTGAACTCTACCTTGTCTGTGGTCTGAGCGGGAATGCTCTGGTTAGCGGAGCGTGTCACACGAACCCGGGATTTAAAGCCTACGCCAGCGCCCCCATCTTCGGTTAGCTGGAGCTCATCTCCGCTGGACTCTTCCCTGAAGAATAGCTCTGTCTGCCCACCCGCCTCTTTGGTATATAGAGCCCCCTGATTCTCGGCTGTTGCCGGGGCAGTAGTCTCGGTAAGCAGGACCTTGGTTCCTTGAAATACTGTTAGGTTGAGCTTCCCCCCGCTGGTAAGCTGAATCTCATCCCCATTGGAAGACTCCCGATAGAAGAGCTCCGTTTCGCCATCTACGTCCTTTGTGTAGAGGCCGCCCTGGTTCTCTGCCGTGGTGGGAGCGGACTCCTGCTCATCAAGGAGGGTATAGTTGCCCTCGAACACGGTGAGGTTGATTTTCCCTCCGCTGCTGAGCTGAACCGCGGTCCCATCCTCGAACATCGCGAAGAGCTCTACCGCGCTGTCAACCTCTTTGGAGTAGAGGATTACGATGTCTTCCAGCTCATTTGGGTCTGCGGACCTCTTTATCAGGCTGACGGTCTTGTGCCGCCCGATGTTATCTGTAGGGTCAGGAGTGACCTCACCACCCGTGTCCTGGTCCTGGAAGTCGTGCTCCACCTGGAGACGTTCCAAGAGCGCGGCCTTGGCTTCCCGTATCCGGTTGTCCCCCTGGTTCGGGGCTTCCGTCCCCTGGGGGGTCCCTGTGTTGAACTCTTCTGAAAAAGCCATTTTTCATCACCCCGGTATTTGCATCTGTAGGTCCTGGCCGGCCATCGCGATGTAGATGTCATCGTCTATGGCTTCCTCCAGGGCATATAAAAACTTGCCCTCGTAGTAATCGGCCTTTTTCTCGTTGCCCAGGCGCTCGAAGCAATCTGCCAGAACGCCGTAGAAAATCACCTTGTGGAGCTCGTCAAGAAGGTCGTTGGTCTTCTCATCATCATCAATGTCGTCCAGCCACGCGTAGTATTCGAGGTCGAAGGTGAACGCGCTCTCCGCTGTCGGGTATATGTAGCCGGTCCCCGCCCATATCCGGTATCTCATGGGCTCCCCGGTCTCGGTAGTGTCCCGGGCCCCTATGCCGTCCTTGATGATCTTCCCCATCCTTCTCCATTCGCCCGCGGTGGTTTCGTGGCCAGAAGTGCGCTCTTCCTTGAAATCCTCGGGCAGGTCGAAGGTGTCGGCCCCCGCGGACACGGGGATTTCATCCGTGTCCTCCATGAACCGGAAGGAATGACGGCGCTGAATCTGCTTGTGGCGGTCCTTTATCGCGTCGTTGATGTGGGTGTTTATGGCCGTGCCCACCAGCCTTTGGACCCTGGCCCTTATGGTCGCCCTTGTCTCAGCCATCGCCGGCCTCCCTCAGATTTCTCTCATAGTCCCGCCAGTCGAAGATGTAATCCCCGATGTGCCCCACCTTGATAGAGAAGTCGCAGTAAACCTTGTAACCGTGCTTCTTGGCCTTCCGGTAGAAGAAGGTGTCCTCTCCCAGGTGGAGTTTCCCCATCGTGGTCTTCGCGACCTCGGGGTTTATCTTCGGGGAGGGGTCAACGTAGGTCGTATGGAACCAGGGGAAGGGGACCTTCTCGAAGACCTTCCGGCTTATCAGACAGGCCGCGAGACCGCTTGCGTCAACCTCCCGAAATTCGCCGTTCTCTTCCGGGTTCTGGTGGACGTAGGTTACGAAGCCGTCCTGCATCTCCGTGACGACAGGCGCGTACGGGGGGCCCTTCCTGTATGCGTTGGTCACAACGATGCTCTTGTTGTGCCTCAGGAGCCGCACCAGCAGGTCGGGCTGAAAATACATATCTGTGTCCAGCCAGAGGATATGACTGGCGTCCTTCAGGTCGGGGTCCTTGAGGACCTGTTCCACTATGCGGTTCCGGTTGTCGTGGATATAACACCCGCCCTTGCTTATCCGGTGGGTGGCTATACCCTTTGACGCGCTGAATATCTGGAGGTTCTGAAGGGAGCTCCAGAAATCCCGCTTCCCATCCCCGTAGAGCGGGACACCTATGGCCACAAGCATCGGGCTATCTCCTCTTCAGCCTGAGCTCCGGGTCGTCTGCGAAGATGAAGATTCCATACCAGGGATGCTTGATGACCGCCCTGATGAGTTCGGGGTCGTCCGTCTTGAACTCGCCCGCCTGGAACCTGTGAATCCCGCTTGGGATTGCTATGGAAAGGTTCGGGTGGCGGTTGCAAGCGAACCGCCTCTCCTTGGCCGCGAGCTCCTCATCAGGCATGGAAAGTATCTCTTCAAGCCTCTGCCGAAGGGTTTCTCCGGTTTCTCCGGGCTTTTTGTCCTCTTCCTCGACCTCGGGGCTGGCTTCGTCCTCGGGCTCCACTTGGGGCTTCTCAGGCTCTTCGGGTCCCATCTCCGCGGCAATAAGCTCCTCGGGACTCATGGCCGGAGGTTTCTCATCCCACCCGGGATGATTCGCCCTCAGATGAGATTTAAGGCCGGCCTTGCTCTTGGCATCCTCGTTACACAAAGGGCAATGCCATTTGACCGCATGGCCATCTTCGTTCAACTCAACGACCGCGTAGTGGCCGCCGCCGATCTCAATGGTTGTCGCCGCCATGTCCTTCTCCCTTTTCTGTTGAGGGGGGAGAGAAAACCCCTCCCCCCGGGTTTACGGTTTACGAAGAGCTGTACGCGTTGATGTTGGTCATTACTCCGTGGGTCTTTTCGTGCTGGACCTCGAGACCCGCCTCTGTAATGAACTCATCCGTCTTCTTGTCAGCGCCCCTCGCCTGGCGGTCCCTCTTGAACTTCGTATCGCGTCCCCTGAGGGGCCGATACTTGATGTGCGGAAGCGTGAGGAACAGGGCCATCTTGGAGTGGACCGTGATCTCGTTGAAGAGCGGATGGTTCTTGAAGTAAACCACCCCGAAGGGTGTCACCCACTTGATGAGCTGGAGGCCGGCATACTTCGCGCCGACCTTTAGCTGCACGTTGTAGCGGGACTCCGCCATCTGTTGTAGCACCAGGAGCACCTGGTTCCCGCAGAGGCAGAGCTTATCCCGGACATCGTATTTGAAGAGGTCCCTCAGGAACGCGTCCCATACAGGGCCGGTGAGGTTGCCATCGGACACGGGGGTTACGTTGGTGCTGAGGAAGCTCAGGATGCCGCCCGTGGACCTCCTGGGCTCGGAGCCGGTGAGGTCCTCGTTGCGAACACCGAATATGAAGGCCCTCTCCATGTCCACGGTATGGATGTCCAGGGCCTCCTTCTTCATGTTCTTGTAAACGTCCCCGGTCCTGAGCTTGGTCGCCTGCGCGGTCTCCGTGACGTTGAGGCTGGTGCGGAAGATCTGCGTGTAGTTATAGACCTTCGTGGGGTCTGTGTAGAGAGAGCTCGGGGGGTCAGCACCTTCCTCGATCGCGTTGCCGACTATGACCAGCACATCGTCATCGGTTATGGCCGCCGCGGTGGAACCCCAACCACGGGAGACAACGATCTCGTCTGCCGCGCTCGGGTCCGAGGCCATCTTCATGACCTCATCCGTGGTTACGTTGAGAACCAGGTCGTTGGCCCGGAACGGAGCCGAAGAATCCACAACGAGGGTTGTGTCCGTGGTCCCGTAGCCGGTGGAGTAGTTGATCGCGTCCTGCCGGACCGCGAGCGACTTCTCGAACCAGTTATACTCCGGGTCGTCTGTGGGCTCTTTCGCCATCCCCGCGATGAGCGCGTTGAGCGGGGCCTGCTGCTTGGACTGCGGATACATCCGAAGGATGGTCTCTCTCCAGTCCTTTGGACGCTCATCGGACGCGAAGTCCGCCACGTCCCTTAATCCGAGTATCGTAGCCATCGTATGCCTCCTTGCAGGACCTCAGCCGACAATGGTAGGGGCACCCCTACTGCCGCCCGTTCCTTACCTTCCGGCTGGCCTACCGGGAGGTTTTTCTATCAGCTCAAAACGTCCTGCATATGTTGTTGTTGTTCGCTCGGTTGAGGCGAAGATGTTCCACGACTGCCGCCACCCTCAGCGAAAGCCCTCTTGGGGTCCTCGGTCTTAAGGGTGTTGGTAATCGCGGAGCCATACCATGACGCAAAGTATTCGTCGTCATAGCCCATGAGGGCCATCCTCAACGTCTTCTCCAGTTCCGCGGGGTTCTGCGGCCTCCGCTCGCTGAAGTTCTCCTTAACGTAGGCCGTGAACGACTTGATCTTATCCTCGGTGTTGAAGTATTTCTCATGGGATTTGAAGAAGGCGTTGGCCGCTTCGTCCATCTCCGCCACTAGCTTCATGGTTTCGGAGTCGAGTTCATCCCCCTGAGCGGTCCCGGGCCCCTGGGCCTCAAGAGCCTGGACCCTGGCAGCAAGGTTCTGGTAGGACTGCACGAAACCCTGGATGTTCTTGTAGGTCTCGGGCATCTCCCTCTTTATGGCTGCCTCATCCTCAGCTTCGTTGAAGAGGTTGAAGTCGCCAGTTGGCTGCTCGCCCTGGGGTTGCGCCGGAGCTCCCGGTGTCCACCCCGCGGCCGCAGCTTCGATTCCAAGGATAAGAAGGTTGTTGAGATTCTCGGGACTCTTCAGGGCTTCCGCCCTAGGGTCGTCCATGCTCTCCAACTTCTTCACCGTGTCCAGGAGAGGCTTAAGTTTAGTATGCCTCCTGGCCAGAATCCTGTGCTGCTGCGCGGTATTGATCAGTTGCTCAGGGGTTTTCCTCTCGACACCCTCCGGGAAGTGGACGGTGTAAAAGACTTCATCGTCCTTTTCCTTTCCCTCCCCAGGTTCCTCGGGCTTTTCATCGCCCTCGGGCTTGGTCTCGGACACTTCGGGCTCCTTGGGAGTCTCCTCGGCCTCTGCCGGTGTGCCCTCTTCAGCGGGCTCCTCGCTCGGCTGGTCGTCCCCGGTCGGCTCCTCGGAAGGTGCATCGTCCAGAATGTCGGCCATGTGCTGTTCCTGCTCGGCCTGTTCCTCCTCTTCGAGCCTGGCTTCCTCTTCGGATACCTCGGGCTCCTGAGGGGTTTCCTCTGGTTTCTGCTCTTCCTTCTGGTCCTTTTCAGTAGGTTCCGGCATCATCTTCTCCTTTCCGAGCTACTACCCGCCGCTTGGCCACCATGGAGGGGCTGCCCCGGGCGTTTGGCTCTCTGTACTCGCCAGAATCTCTTCCTCTATCTGAGGCAGCTCCAGGATTAACCCCGCGGGCAATCCTAGGAGCGTCTTGATCTCTCTTATCTGCGCCTGTAATGCACGTATAATCTCCATGGGGAGATCGTCACCGTCCTCAAGCTTTTCCCTTAGTCTTTCCAACCGCCGCGTGTATAGCGGCCTCAATACGTCCACCCAAAACCGGCTCTTTATAAACTGCCTTGCGTAGGAAGCGTTTCTCTGGGCCTTTAGGATTGCGTCCCGGTCCTCTTTCCTGAGCTTGTCCAGGCGGACTTCTGCCATCTACACCGCTCCCCCCCTGTATTGGTCCATGGATATGATGTCCCCCTGGTTATGCAGCCTGTCTATCTGATCATCGGGGAGAACCTGGGTTTTTACCTTGAAACGGTCTATGTCCTTCACACCGAGGTCCTGCATACCGCGGGCAAAGAGCCCGGCCAGGTCGTAAAGCTGGCCCACACTCGGTATCTTGACCGCAGTTGAAAGACCCTCGAAGATAACCTTGGCCCTATCCTCGGGCATGATGGGTAAGCGTCCATCGAAAGTGTGGTAGTTAAACCGGCCCTGTATCTCCTCGGGGCCCGCCCTCAAGAAACCGGTCTCCTCGGGGTCCAGTCCTATTTCCTTGGGATACTCGCCCACGATCTTGTAGAACCTTCTCTCAGAGAGGAGCTGCTGGTTGTTCTGGACCATTTGCTCTGTCAGAGGTCTGAGCCCCTGGCTGAACATCAGCATCACGAACATCCCCAGGCGGCTGGTGGCCTGGCTGGAAGCCCGGGCAATCTCCGTTGCGGTCCTCTTTATGTCGGTCTCTATTCCCTGGATGGTGTCCGTGGTAGCGGCTCTCCTCTGCATCATGTCTGAGATCAGGGAAGCGTCCCTTAGGTGGCTGCCGGTCACGTCCTGGAACGGCATCTGCTGGATAACATCCCCGAGCCGCATCTTCCCGGCCTTATACCTCTTTGTTAGCCTTATCAGCTTGGCCGGCGTTGGCCTTGTCAGGTCCCTGGTCTCGATGTATCTCGGGTCGAAGATGATGGAGTCGTTGAGGAACTTCATCACGTTGTTGACGTGGGAGTTGTAGAGCCAGTTCAGAAGGTTTTGCAGGGGCAGGAGCTCCTCGTAGAGCCCTGGGTTCATCATGGAGTATCCGTCCGGGTCGAGCTCGGCCACTATGTCCGGGAAGGTGTTGTGGTGGTATGCGCTCTTCTCCGACCGGATTACCAAGCCCTCCTCTACCATAGTAAAGGTCCATATCTGCGGCCAGGCCGGGTAGGGGTCTCCGAAGTAGTCCCGGGGGATGATCTCAATCCAGAACTCATCGAGCTTGAAGTGGGGATTCTTCTTGTCCAGGGCGTAGTTCTGATAGGTCCTGGACATCTTCAGGGGTTGTTCGCGGCCACCCTGTTCATCACCGATGGTCTCCCCCGAAGCGGTTACGAAACGGTCAAGAAACTCCTCGTTGTAGTAGATACCGTTCCGGGCTTTCTTGAGTAGGTCGTATTTGGACCGGCCATACTGATAGCCCGTGTATTGCCGTCCCTTTATGTCGCCAACCGTTACCCTGAGGTCGGGCCAGTAGGTGTAGGGGTCCGAGTTTATGAGCTCAGGGCCCTCGTAGCCTATGACTTCACGGGGCTCCCTGCTTTGCGTGACTATGGGGGGCCAGGTCTCAAGGCTAATCTTGGGGACCATCTCGAATATGGTGCTGGTCTTCTGGGTCCATACGTTCTTTAGGACACCGAAACCATACTTGGCGATGTCTGAGCCGAACCTATATATCTTGAGGGTGGCTGCTTGCATCTCCATCTGGTAATCCAGGATGACCTCCATAATCTTTGCGGCCTTCACGTCCTCGGGGCCACTTCCGTCCACAGGGCATATGGGCCTCCGGCCACATACGCTTTGCAGGATATAGGTCATCCAGGTGTCGAAAATGGCTCTGGACATGGGGACGTAAACCTGGCGCTCGAAGGGATTGAGCTTCTTGCCCCTCTCATCCGTGTCGGAAACGTCTATGTAGGAACGGTGCTGGTGGTCGGTTTGCTTCCACCGCGGATACCTCTGGCTAATCTGCCCGCGTGAGAACTTCTTGCAGCTTTTAAGGAGCTCCACTATCTTCCTGTGAGGCTCGGTGTAGGGCTGAAGCCTTATGCTCTCTACGTTAGCGTCTGCCATCAGTAGCCCCCTCCAAAAGCTCCGGGCAGCTCCCCTTCCGCCATCTGCCTGTAGTATTCGTCAAGGAGATCTTCATCATCCTCATCCTGGGAAGCTGCCGCAACCGGCATGAAATAGGTCATGACCAGTGCATCCGCAGGGCTCCAGGAGCATCTTTCCCTTGGAGTTGAAGATGTATAGCGGCGTGGTAAGCTGGCCCACAAGGTCCTCATCGTCCGGCAGGTCCAGGCGGCCCTTTTCGAGCTCATCCCTTACCCTGTGCCAGAGCTCGGTCCGGAGATCTGCTACATCGTCCCTGGTCCCCGGGTCCCTGGTCTGCACGTTCACGTCTATGGCATGGAACCCGAGCTCCCTCAGCCGGTCCGCAACACCGGCCCCGATACCGATGGAGTCCACGAAGATGCAGGACGGTTTATCCCGCCTGGCGTGGTTAGCCACCCACCCGGCCACGGCCATGGTGTCGTGCTTCCTCAGGCCAATCACTTCGATGACCTTACCGCCTCGCCTCTTCACCAGGGCGGATTCATCATCCCCGAACCTCGCGGGGTCCACCCCGTAAACCAGAGCATCCTCAGGCATGGGCTCAACCTGGACCATGCTTACCGCTGCCTGGACCAAGTGGTATGGGATAAAGAGGTCGTCCAGGTCCTTGGGGAACTCCCCCTCGACCCGGACCAGGTAAACGTTGGATTCCTTTCCCCACTTACGGGCTATCCTCTTGGGGTATGATGGATGGACCAGAGGAGAATCGAGGCTTGAGAAGTGGAACCGGTCGTAAAGTGCCCGGTCCTTGTGGTGGGAATCGTAGAAGTAGCCGTAAGTCCAAATGGGGTTGCCAGCCAGGATAAGAATGGCGTTGCCCGAGGTTAGCGCACCCTCTACGGGCTCGAATATCTCATCGGGGATACCGGAAGCCTCATCGCATACATACATGAGATCGTCCGCGTGAAAGCCCTGGAGGGCATCCGGCTGCTCTTTCCTTGCGGTTCTGGCTACAGCGAACCAGGTTAATCGCCTTAGCTTGAAGTAGAATCTTTCCTTCCGAATCTCAAAGAGGTCTCGGACCCTGGGGTCCATCTTGGAGTGCCACTTGCTCAGTTCTGCCCAAAGCACGTCATGAAGCTGTGGTGCGGTGGTCGCGGTGCATGGAACCCTGGGGTTTATCCTCGTTACGTTGAACCAGAGTATCAACCAGGCCAGGAGAGCCGTTTTCCCGGTGCCATGGCCGGACCTTATTGTAATCCTTTTGCCCGGCCCCACGGCCTCCAGAGCCCTTCTCTGCTGCTCTGTGGGCTCAGCCTTAAGACATTCCTGCACGAAAAGAAGAGGAGAAGGAGCCCACCTTCTCAGGAACTCTTCGAGGGCCTCTAGCTCATTCTTGAGCTGTGCTACCGCTGTTTCCACCGTGTATCCTCTCCAGCATCTCCACGAAACTCTCAGCAAAGTCGTGGTGGACATCCTGCTTTTCAGCGGGATAGTCCCCCCGGAGCTTGTGAGCGTCTATCCGGGCCTTTTGGCGGGTTCCCCAAGCTATCTCGTTGATTGCGATGAGGACTTCCTCAGAGCTCTTCGCAACCACCTTCGCCCCCCGGGGCAGAAGAACACTATCGTTCAGGGCCCCCTTGAGCTTCTTGTAAGTGGTTTTCTTGGCGTTGAGCTCCCGCCTCAGCTTCTTGGCGAGATAGTCCAGGGTTATCTTGGCTTCCGCTTGCAGAAAAGCCTTGGTCTCATGGCTGAGGGAGGCTTTCGCGCCCTGCCCTGCTATCTCCTCTATGCTGGCCATACTGCTCGCTCCTCGCAAACCAGCATAAACAGGGCGTTTCTGGCGTGTCAACCGGGCTTGGGGGGGAAACAGGTGTGTAATAGGTGGGTAAAGGGGGGGTT